CCTTGAAGCCTTTCCGAGTGGCTTGGTCAGCATAAATGTCAACAATGCGACGAGGCAGCCATTCACCATATAAATTCTCCAGCTCCTCTTGCGCTAGGAAAATTGTAGCCGTGGTCTTGGTGTACTGGCCCTTGTCGCGACTAGTGCCCATGCCAATGAGCACGTTTTGCAGCCCGTCAGCACGCAGTCCGCCCTCAGAAGCATGCCCCAAATCGACCATTTCGTTATCCATTGACTTTCTTAAGGCCATTATGTATTGCTTTCATTCTAAAAGCTGGCTACATTGGCCTGGTTGTTATGGCCAGTATGGCTAGCCCTCTGCAATTTGCTTTCAGCGACGAGCAGCGCAAGGCTGTCTACGCCGAAGCCCACCGCCGTCAAGCCGTCAATTCCGCACTAGGTCTTAAGGGCCGGAACAATGGCCCAGCCTCAGGCAGCGAAGCCCTCCGCCTCCACCTCATTGGAGCGGCGGGAGAGATGGCCGTCGCCGCCCTGCTCGATATGGAACACTTTCTCTACCAGGAAACCACGGCCAAACGAGGCTCCGCAGACCTCCCTCCTAATATTGATGTTAAAACTCGTGCTCGCCACTACTATGATTTAGTGGTGCAATTGGATGAAAAGCCAGGGAAAATATTTGTTCTCGTGACCATTGAAAATCGAAAAACTCTTGTGCATGGCTGGATAAAAAGTGAAGACGCCATGAAAGATCAATGGAAAAAAGAGCACGTTAAAGGCCGCCCGGCCTTCTTCGTCCCCAAGCACTATTTACAGCCTCTTTCGTCATTATTGTAATGCTTCGCTGTTCAGACTTTGCCAAACACGCTCTTCATTTAGAGCTTTTCCATAAACAGGCTGAAATTCTCGATGAATTTTTTCAGCCCGGCAAGTCGCATGCAGTGTGGGCTCTCGGGCGACGCTCAGGCAAGACGCTCATGGCAGCCATTGCCTGCATCTATATGTGTTTCGTCCTAGAAGAACAATATCGTCGTAAAGTAAGAAAAGGAGAACGCTGGTACGTTGTAACTGTTGCAAACAGTCAAGATCAGGCTCGTATTGCCCTAAACAACATCCGGCAGCTCATCATCGAAAGTCCCTTCGCTCAGGAGATTGTTCGTGAAACTGCCGACATCATTGAAATTAGTAACCACTGCGTTTTTAAAGCTATACCAACTTCCGGGCGTGCTGCTCGTGGTCTCGCTTGCGCCGGTGCTGTTTTTGATGAACTTGCATTCGCCACAGAAGGCGATGCTAACTCCGGCGGACGTGGCATTTATGACGCTCTTTCTCCTTCTATCGCTCAGTTTGGCGGTCATGGGCGCATCCTAGAACTCTCCTCTCCATGGCTTACTGACGGCATCTTCTATCAGCATTTCAAAGAGGCAGCGTCTGGTCGCTTCCCTTTCATGCAGGCCATCAACCTCCCAACGTGGGAGATGAACCCTCGCATTTCGCAAGAGTTTCTTGACACAGAGAGGCAACGCGACCCCGAGAAATTTAAAGTGGAATATGGCGCTCAGTTCGCCAGTAATCTTTCCGCTCTTGTTGCTAGTGATGTTGTTGACGCCTGCATTGATGACCGTCGAGCGGCTTTACCACCCAGAGCCCAATTCCAAGGTGCTTATGTCTTGGCCTTGGACCCTGCCCGAGGTGGGGTTGGCCGTGATGATTACACTGCTTGTATTGTTCATTTTGAAAACGGCACGTTAGTCGTTGATAAATTCCATTCCTTTGCCGCTGATTTTGAAATCAATGGGCGCATGGAAGTGAATATCAATGCAGTGGAAGATTGGATAAAAGAGCAGCATCGCCTATACGTCTTTGACACGATTGTGATGGACCAGTTCAACAGTGCTGGCACCATTCAAACCCTTGCTGGCGACCTACCCATCACTGAACTCACTTGGACTGTTAGCTCCAAAATGAAAGCTTTCAGCAAAATGCGAGAACTGTTTAATGCAGGGCAAATCAATTTATACCGCCATGAAAAAGCCATCATGCAAATCAAAAACCTTACTGTCACTTACAAGCCCAGTGGGCAATGGACTGTTACTGGTGGCAAGGCTACGGGGATTGACGACTTAGCATTTGCTATGGCTGGTGCAATTTTGGCTGCTAGTAAAGACGATGATATTGGGTGGATCGAAAGCTTAATCTCCTAGTATGATTTTCAAACAATAGTTTTTTTATTGGCGTGGCTTATTGCAAATTAACTATGCAGGAAACGCAGTTTTTAATTGCGCTTCTTGAAAATGGCACCACTAGTAAGCAAACCTCCCTGCAGCTTCTAGCAGCCGAACACCTTTATATTCCCGTGTTATTGCCAAAACTCCGGGACTATGCCAAGCGCTTGGGGCAAATTGAAGCGCTGGAGCAATGCCTCGACGAGGAAGGCACGTTTGACGACTATTGCCGGGCCCACCCCGACAGCCAAGAATGCAAGGAATATGACGTGTAGGCAACATGCGTGCTATGCTTTTGGGGCTTTCGCGAAGCACGCTGGCCAGCGTTACAACTAGACAGTGGCAGGCACTGTCTTGCAGACCAATCGAGGCTATGGGCCTACCCATAGTTAAATGTCGTACACAGGCGGATTGAAGCCCCGCCTCGACGCCTCGATATCTAGCCCCTATGGTGAAATTGGTAAACACAGCGGATTTAAGCTCCGCTGCCGTGAGGCTTACAGGTTCAAGTCCTGTTGGGGGTATTCAACGACTTTGTTTTGGCAGGGACGATACTTCTGTCCGCGATAAACCAGCCACAACACTGGACGATGGATGAAGGCCCACCATTGAGAAAAAGCTTTGTGCTCTTGTTCCATTGAATAAGGCACGCCACGATAAACAAGCGTGGTCATAGGACTATTGCTATTTCTTTAAAGCTACGCCTATTTTTCTGTAACAATTGTTACCGCTAGATACATGACAATGGAAAAGAAAGTTAAATTATTTTCCTTCTTTCTTGTGGATGTAAGCCTTAAGCTCTCTTAAATAGTTCCTCAGCATTGCTGCTTGTTGTAAATGCCAAGGATCGCGATATTTCAAATACAAAGCCATATGATTATCAATGGCCTTCAAAATATTATGAATGGGCGCGTTCCATGGCTCCCTGATCGGCGTGTTGAACGTCCGACGCTCGTCCATGGCCCAGGCCAAAATAGTTTTGTATACAATCTAACGCTACTGGCGTAAAATTATTAACTTCCAAACAAGCATTGAAATATCTTTTGTCCACGCTTCCGTCATCATGTCTAATTAAATGACAATGCAAATGGCCATGCACATTACCAATGTATCGTCCAGTTAAATTAGCGGGATGCACTGGAATGTGCGTATAAATTAAGCCATCACGAAAGAATGCCCCTCGGATGTCATGGAAATATTTTGCATAATCCTGAAACTTAAAAATATCATGATTCCCGCGAACCAACACTTTACTGCCATTAAGACGGTCTAAAACATGCAAACCAGACCGTGGAATAGCTACGTCTCCCAGCACGTAAATTCTGTCTTTGGCATGGACTGTTTTGTTCCAACGCTCTATGAGCGTTTCATGCATTTCTTCCAATGAGGAAAACGGGCGCAAAAATTCTCCGTCTGGACGCATAAATTCCAGAATCTTGGCATGGCCAAAGTGCGTGTCGCTTGTGACGAAGGCGCTCATTAGGAAATGTTCACAATGGAAAGGCCGGGAATTGCACCCGGCTCTTCTGTGCTATGTGCCCAGCGCTGTCTTAGCTTCCCAGGCCAGGAAAGGCGCTCCACTACCAACGGTGGACCTCAGAACTGACATGGCTCAATATTAACAGTGTTTCACCGCCCGTAAGAAGGCAGATCATTGTTTGCTGCCTCAAAGAACGCCGGCATCCGACTGCGAGCCGTGTCGTTCAGTTCCTCAGCCCTGCCCTTCTCAAACAAATTGTCACTTTGACGCAACCAAAAGTCTTTGTCCAACCATTTGTTGCTATGGGCACCAAGCTGATCAAAGGCCCACAATGCAGTGGCCCGGCGCAGTTTGTTCAGGCTCTGCCCAGCAGTTTCGCCAAGCTCCCGAGCAATCAGACTATGCACGCCAACGTGCGTAATCTCATCCCGACTAATATCAGCAGCCACAGTACGAATGCCAATATCGCCGTTGAAACGGAAAAATGGCAAAACGACAAAGAAAATGCTGCGCTCCAAAATGGCAGCTTTCAAAATGGGATGGGCAGGATGCTCTTGCCATGCTTTCAGGATGTTCAGGGCTTCTTTCTCAGCCTTTTCATTCGTGCCATGGGCAGCCGTCACATAGTTCAGCGCCTCATCATGACGCTGCTCATCCTGCTGGTTATGACGCAGCGCCTCAAAAATGCCAGGCGTAGAAGGAAGCTCTTTCTGCAGCCCCTGCTCCAGAAAGTCCTTCACAGGCAGTTCCAAATGGCGCAACGCAAGAAGCGAGAAAATCGTATCCTCGCCCCCTTCTTGCAACTTGCCTTTACTCACAGGCACGGCCTGCCAAGGCCGTTTCTTGGCAATCATGGAAAGATAGGGGCTCTTGGTCTCGGCGGTCATTGTCGTACTATTATGCGATGGTGTGAGGAGAAAGGGGGCCATTGGCCCCCTTCTTTTGTTATTCAGCGCATGCAGCGCAGAATCCAGCCTCTAAAGAACAAGATGCAGAAGGGCCTTCAGCTTCAGACTCATCGTCTAAGCCAAACATGCTCTTAAAATCGTCGTCCAATGCAGCATATGCATCATCCTTCCGTTGAGTGTCCGGAAGAATTTGCAGGCTGTAATAGAGGCTCGTCTGAGGAGATTCTAGCCAATCCTTCAGGAAGGCTTCGTCATAAACAACCACATCGCTCCACGAATTGAACGAATAGCCATGGAGCAATCCGCTCGCTTGATACATGCGAATAAGCTCGTCTGTAACAAGCTTGTAAGCTTCCCAGCCCACCTCTGCTGCAGTCTCCACGGGACCATAATCAAAGCTTTCCACGCCAAACGTGCCACTATCACGGTCCACTTCCCGAGCAATGGGAGGGGCAATCTCGGGCGTGGTTGTAAAGCCACGAAGATCCTGGTAGCGATAGGAGCACGATGCAGTGGGAGCAATGGCAAAGGCACGGTCCATTCCAGCCTCACGCGCAATGTCAGCCGCAGCATGAATGCCTTGGTGAATGGCAAACACAGCATTTCCCACTGGTTTGTCCATCACTTCATACCAATCTTCTGGATCTTCCTGATTAAACGCCTTTAGCGCTTTGCCAAATTCGGCATAGCTAATTTCATGAATGCTCAAGAAATTAGCCAGACCTAACAGGCCAAGCCCCACTTGCTTGTCAACAATGGGAGGAAGATATTCACCAGTGTCGCCAACGCCTGTTTGAGCATGAAGCTCGCACAATTGCGTCATGCCTTCAATAAAAGCCCCTTTAATTTCATCAATGCTGCATGCGCCAAGATTAATGTGCTGCAATAAGCAAGTGCCACGATGCGGAAGATAAACTTCCAGGCAGACATTCGCTCTGATGCGCTCGCCTTTGTCGTTGTAGCGAATTTTATTGAGCCAGAGGTCGCCAGCAGAGATGGCACGAAGAGTGGCATTAATCAGCTCAGGCGAAGCCTTGTCCAGAAACTGCTCGTCCACATTAAGGCAACGCTTCGTCCAAGGCAGTTCCTGTCTGGAAACATTGACAAATTCCATGGCGTCAGGGTGGGTGTAGTCCAAATGCAGGACCACAGCTCCATTTTTGTATAAACCACCACGCCTCAAGATTTCATTGAGCGTCGAATAGATTTTGCCGAAGCTAATAGGCCCGCTAGCAACCAAGCCTTTGCCATTTTCTTCGCCCTTGGGGCGAAGCTCAGAAAGATGCACCGCCACTCCTGCGCCATTACGCAGGCCATGGCTAACAAAACGCCAAGACGCTTCAATGCCGTCCTCTCCTTCCATTGAATCTTGCACGTTAAAGACCGTGCAGCTAACCGGCAGCCGTCCATTCGGGCTTTCCATCCAGCTTTGCACCCTACCAGTGCGGGCAATTTTGTCAACCATTGGTTCCAGAGACAAGAAAGGGCCTTACGGCCCCAAAACTTACAACAGGCAGGCTAGCCAATTTTCCCCATGCAGGAATGGAAAACTTCCTTTAATCGCATAGCCCCTCCGGGTCTTCCACTGCCAGCAGATCATTGAAAAATAATTTCGCCTCATTGGACGTGCGGAAATAAAGAGGCTTACCATCTACTGCTGCAAACCATTGAAATTCTGGCCTACTAAAACAAGGCCAAAGTTTATAGGGGCCAATGTTAAATGGTTGACGTTCTGGCAGGCCCCACATAATTAATTAGCGGCGATCATTTCAGGCTAGTCACTATCAACAATTTGACTGGTAGTTTTTAATACATTCTTCTTCATTGCCTGACAAAACAAAAGACATCCTTAAGAAACGGGCAATTTTCCCATGGTTTTCGGGGCCTTTTGGGCCCCTTTCTAGTGGTGGCAAGGGAAGTGAGCCTCTTGACAAAGCTTGACAGAGCATTTACGATATGCGTAAGCGCAGCAGCGTCTAAATTTCGCCCCTCCAGAGCAATTAGACGCTCCTCGCTAGCCTCTCCCGAGCACCTTCCCCTCCAACGAAGCGCCTAAAGCGCGGAGTGACGGGCTAAAAAGGCTAGACAAGCCACGGTGCTCTCAGCAATGCGGAGTTTCCAAAGGACGGAGCTACTGGCGAGTGGCGAAATACAAAAAGGCTGGACCAGTCCTAAGTAATGGTCTTGGAAAACTATACGCAGCAGCCAGGACGGGCTGTTTTTTTTAAGAAAAAGCAATATTGTCTAGAACAGCGGCCCTTTGTGGGCCGCTTTAAGCAATAGACGATGCAATGGAAAATGCGAGGGAACGCTTCAAGCGGCGCCCTTCGGGCTTGCTTTCAGCGTGTGGCCACTAGCTTGTGCTTTCTTGAAAATGCTCATTAAGATTTGTGAGCGTTGACGACGCCGGTTTTAATGCAGCTTTCAGCCTTACGCTGATCTCACTTTGACTTTCGGCTAGTCAATGGTTCTTCACAACGATTTTCAATGGCTAACGCCTTTCTTTTCGTTGCCGACTTCGGCGGTAAATCTTGGACTCTTTTCGATGGCGAGTCGGTTCAACAACTTTCAACTTCCGACTTTCTTCGCCTGGAACAATGGTGCCCCAAAGGCACCATTCTCGTTTCCGAAAACGCTCACCTTGGTTGCGAGCGCACGGACAAAAGCCTCGCGCAAGTCTATACGAGGCAAGAATTGCAGGCTTTCTACAAGAAAGCTGAAGCCCTTGGTATTAGCGTTCGCTTGTTTCCGCAGAGCCAAACTCCCAAGGCTCGTGACCAAACCGGCTTCTCTGAAAAAAACGATGAAGCTGATGCACAGGCCATCCATGCTTACCTTCTCCAAGAGCCTACTGTTTTGCAAAGTTTGAAGCGACCTTCTCTGTCTTTCGTTCCAGAACGATGGAGAGAGGCTGGTTGGAGCTTTAAAGACGATACCAACGTTGAACTCAACATTGCTCGTCGCTTCAACTACGCAGTGAAAGGTGATCAGCGCACAGCCTTCGTCATGGACAATCTGGAGCGCTTCGCTTCTAAGCTGTCAGACGATGAAAAGGAAATCTTTGGCCTCCTGCATCGCAAGAAAGATGGCTCGTTCTATAAAACAGGTACTACCAACGGGCCGCAGCTTTCCAAGCTCTACACCCTTGCGACTCTCCTCATGAACGAAGATGGCTCCCTTCGTCATCGTCCCGATACGCAGCGCCCTCCTGGCCTCTCGTGGCTCATGCGAACGCAATTAGCGACTAGCCCTATGCATCATCGTGGAGGCATTGCTCGTTCCAATGTGATGTGGCATGGTTTCAAGAACTATGCCATTAGCAAAATGGGCACGCGCAAGGCTGGTCCTAGTGGTAAATTGCTTAGCCATTACAATTTCTCGCCAGAACAAACTAAACAGTTCCGCCAGCTTCGTAAGGACTATATTCGCGCACAGCGGACAATGCTGAAGACGATGAAAGAACTTCTTGTCTAATAGGCGTTATAGTTCATGGACATTGTTGGCCTCAGTTCTTATTTCAGCTTTCACGCTGATCTCAACAAGTTTTTCAGCAATGTCCTCGCCAGTTTCAAGAGATCTTACGGACTACGCTCCGTTTTCATTTTCTTTTCTGGCTAAACAACGCTAGTTTCAGCGAGATTTGCAGGCTTCGCCCTGTTCTCATGACTACTACTAGCTAAACAATGCTGGTCTCATTCTGATTAGCAGACTGCGTTCTGCTCTCATCTCATCTTCCAGCTTCGTAATGGCTCTAGGTAGAAATACTTGGGGCCATTTTCGATGAAAATTGACGCCACTTTTTGAGGGGAGTACCGCGAGCCCAAAACCGTAGGGAGGCTTTCTACTGCTCCCTACACTGGCGTTTCGCCCGTGTCTGTTCACGGTGAACAGTTGTAACGTATTGAAACAATCCCGACCTGGCAGGTCGGTGTTTCTCTGATGTGGTGATGCT